TGGGAACTTTCAAGAAGTGTTCTGGTACACAAGCCTTCTCACCTTTGAGTAATTTTTTCAAGTTACTCTCGATTGACATACTTACTTATTGGTAAGAAGTTATTTTCAACTTACCAAGAAGGGATTTTTTAAAATATTTTTATTTTTTTGATTTATTTACTCATCGACCTCCTCGATCTCATCCTCTTCCTCAACGTCATCGACCTCCTCAGAAGGTAGATCGAGACCCTGGAAAGCGAAAGAGGGAAGCTTGACCGATTGCTCAAGTAGAACCTGTTGGAGTCGAATAGTGACACCAAACTTGTTATCAATAAACCAAATCTGGTTGAAATCAACGATGGCCATACACTTCTGACCCTTCTCAACCGTATCCAAGGGAACCTGTTCCTTCTGAATACTGTACGTCTCGGGGACGAATGAACCATCGGGCTTAGTGAGAACCTTTAGCTTGATAGTGGAGGGGTACTGCTCCTTACCAGGGCGAACCATAGGCTTGTAGAGAGCTTGCTTGAGAACCTCAACATTGAAGTCCTTGCCGAGCCACTCCTTAGAGTTTTCAGCGACTGTGTTTACGATGATCTCATCGAGAGCCTTGAGCTTGTCATGAAGCTCCATCGCCTCGGTGTTATCGGGGTCGAAAGACAGGTCAAGAGAGTAAGAAGTACGACCAGTACCCTCATCGGTGAAAGCACTCAGACCATACGGAGAGCGCATGAAAGGGAATTGAATGTAGAGCTTTTTGTTGTCGCCGGCGTTGAGATAGACGGCCTTACCGCCATTCTTGTTTTTACGAAGTTTCGAAAAGTTTACAGAAGAAGTAGTGAAATCGGAGGAGCGTTGGATAGAGAGCGACATTGTAGTTGGTTATATCTATACAAGGCGATCAAACTTTAAGTAGGTTTTTTTTGTTAATTTATAGTAACTATTTAAGATGGGTTTATTTAAAGATTGTGGTTGTGGATGCAACGGTAAAAAACAACAGGATAGACTGGTCATCTCTATCATTTCCGCTCTTACATTTTTCGTGATTGCCAACCCAGAGACTTTTCGTATTGTCAGGCGGGTCTTAGGATCCAGGATCGCCACCCCTACCGGATGCCCCTCCACATTAGGCCTTGCGGTTCATTCCGTCGTATTCATGTTTGTCGTATGGGGTATGATGAACATACCAAGGGAATCACCATGTGCGAAGAAAGCGAAGAAGGGTTCTAGGACTGTGTTAGAAGCCCCTAAGCCCATGGTTGAGGTAGATGTTCCTCAACCCGAATTCTCGGAACCACATGTAGAGATGGGTGACAGTGGTCTCCAGTTAGAACCCCAGGGTCTCGATTCCGAAGGCACCCTTTTCAAGTAAATTTAATTCATGCATTTTCCAGTCAATTTGGGTAAATTGATAGTAAAATGTTTAAAACTCTTCATCAAATCCAATTTCATCGGATGTATCGTCCATTTTTCCATAATCACCTACCCGTTTCTCAAAAAAGTTTGTCTTCCCATCGAGAGATATATTTTCCATGAAGTCGAAAGGGTTCTTTGAGTTCCAAATGGTAGGTTGTCCAATCTGTTTAAGAAGACGATCAGAGACATATTCGATATATTCAGACATCTTATCAGAATTCATACCGATGAGGTTACATGGCAGTGCATCCAAAATGAAGTTCTTCTCGATTTCGACAGCCTCTTTTATGATAGAGTGAATCGTTTCAGTTGATGGTTTATTCCGAAGTTGTTTGAACAACTCAACCGCAAACTCTTGGTGAAGACCTTCATCCCGAGAGATGAGTTCATTACTGAAGCAGAGACCGGGCATGAGACCCCTTTTCTTTAGCCAATAAATAGCACAGAAACTACCAGAGAAGAAGATACCCTCAACACAAGCAAACGCAAAGAGACGCTCAGCGAAAGAACGGGTTTTAGTATCGAACCACTTCATGGCCCATTTTGCCTTTCTCTCGATACAGGGTACAGTTTGAATAGCTTCGAAAAGTTGTTTCTTTTCAGCACCGTCTTTGATGTATTTGTCAATAAGTTTAGAGTACGTCTCACCGTGAACCATCTCATTGTGACACTGATAAGCGTAGAAGGATCGTGCCTCAGAGATTTGTACCTCATCAGCAAAATTATTGTTGATGTTTTCGAAAACTATACCATCGGAACCCGCAAAAAATGCAAGTATATATTTTATGAATTTTTGTTCGTTATCATTCAGGGTTTTCCAGTCATCCATATCACTAGAGAGATCCACTTCTTCTGCAGTCCAATTGGACATTTGAGCCTTCTTGTAAAGTTCCCAGAGTTCGGGGTACTTCAATGGGAATACAGTAAATCGATTTAATGTTGGGTTCAAAATTGGTTCATATTCGTCTTCTATGTAGTTCTGAAATTCAAAATAGTTTCCGATGAGACGACCGTCAATAGATATTTGAGGGTAAGATGATACCGAGCCACCGCACACTTCCTTGAGCTCTTCCTTGTCGACCACGATTTTTTCAAAATCGAAACCCTCTGATTCACACAGGGTTTTAGCATGGTCACAATACTCACAACCTTCCTTCGAATAAATAATAACTTTCATCTGTGATATTATCCCTTATTATTTTTTGTCCGAAAACTCTAAGCATGATTGTGCCCTCTGAAATAATTGAAAATGATATAGTCAAAGTATTAGTAAACGAAGACGGAGTCGAAGACGAAATGTATGGTATTGTTGGTATGAATACAGGCAATACAATCGGCCTGAGATATCTCAATCCCACTGAACTCTTTTATAAGAGTGCATGTGTATATGAACTAGAACAGGAGACCCTCTCACCCGTACCCTATGAAAGTTTAATGGAACATTACCCAAGTGGAACTCGTTTCGAAGATCTCGAGATGAAAGCATTGGGTATCGGTCAGTATGTCATGTACTCCGAAATTGATGTAGAAGACGCAGACAGTGATCTATATGACGAAGGTGGTGATGAAGAATCTGACCTCGATGGCTTTATCGTATCAGACAGCGAAATCACCGGCCAGGACATCCCTTTACCCCCGGGGCATCAGGCTATTGATAAAGAATGGAATGCATGGGAACCCACCACATCGGGTGGTAAAAGTTTTAAAGAGACTGTCGATATGATTGAAACGAATTTACGGCACCTAAGTACTTCTGCGTAATTTGCTTTTTAAAAAAAGCACCGTCAATCATACCAAGATGCTGGCTGCTATATGGTCTGACATAGACCGTCTATTACTAAATACAAAAGAAAATGAAGAAAAGCCAGTGAATATAAATTTTTGTCGTGAATGCTCAGGTGTTAAGGTATATTCCCGTGAAGGATTACCTACGTGTTCGGAATGTGGTCTCGTTGATTCCTATTTTATAGATGAGAGCGCAGAATGGACGAGTGGTATGACAGACGATGGAAAAGTAAATGATCCAGCTCGATGTGGGAACCCAAATGCAAACCCAGAACTCTTTTCTCAAAATTGGGGAAAGGGAACGGTTATTTCCACACAACGAGGCTCTACATACGAAAACAAACGTATGGCTAAAATCAATTTTCACATGTCGATGAATCATCGGGATCGGTCATTATTTCATGCATATAAGGATATCGATGAAGCGTGTCACACACTTCCTGATGCGGTATTGAAAGATGCGAAGATGATGTACAGGAAATTCAATGAGGGAAAACTTACACGAGGTGCGGTGCGTTTAGGTATCAAAGCAAACTGTGTTTTATACGCATGTCGTCTCGCGAAGGTTTCTCGAACGACCAAAGAGATTTCGGATATGTTTGGGATTCAATCCAAGGATGTGAGTAGGACTACACAGATGTTCAAAGATATTATCATGGGTGCAACTGAAAAGAATTATGTGACGAAAGCTTTCGATGTTATGAATAGACTTTTGAATTCATTTGAAGTGACACGGGAAGAGCGTTTGAAATGTATAAACATGTGCAACACTGTGGAAGATTGTGTAGAACTCATGAGTAAAACACCGAACAGTGTAGCTTCATCCATTATTTATATGGTTTTGAAAACTAAAATTTCCAAAACGGAGATGTGTGAACGATGTGCGGTATCAATACCAACATTGAATAAAATAGAGAATATTATAAAAAAATACTTAGAGGTTAAAGGTCATACTTAACATATGACCAAGGTATTTCTATCTACCCCATGTTATGGTGGGTTATGTTTGGAAAAATATATGTCTAGTATGATCAAGCTTCAACTCCTTCTCATAAAGGAAGGAATTCAGATGTACCTTGATACTACTGAAAATGAATCACTCGTTCATAGAGCGCGGAATGTATCCGTCGGTCGTTTCATGCAGAAAACTGACTGTGATTATTTTATGTTCATCGACGCAGATGTCCACTTTGACCCCGAGGCTGTCGTTCGACTCATAAAGTCTGGGCACGATCTTTCGGTCGCATGTTACCCAAAGAAGGTTGTGATGTGGGATCAAGCAGCGTCGGCGGTTAAAAGTGGAGATGAACGCGATATGTCTATGCTTTCGTCGAGTCTCGTCATCAATTTTGGTGCACAGAATCGTCCAATCAAAGATGGATTTATAGAAATTCTAGACGGTCCAACTGGTTTCATGATGATTAAACGATCAGTGTTTAAGACACTCGAAGAGAAGTTTCCGGAACTGTGGTGCAAGAATGATCATCAGAACAGGGATTTTGATGAATATCACGCAGCATTTGATTGTATGATCGACCCCGTGACTCGTAGATATTTGTCTGAAGATTATGCGTTCTGTAGGCGGTGGCAACAGTGCGAAGGTAAGATTTACGCGGACGTGAATACAACCCTTGGACACGTAGGAAATCTACCATTCGGTGGGTGCCTTAATGATAGGCTTAAGGTTTAGAATATATAATAACACATGAATCTTGTTACCATCATAACGACTCGCTCAAAATCGTGTTCAGTAAAAACTCTCCATGCTATTCTTCGACTTAATATGAGATGCCTCCAAAGGAATATTAATAATGAAATTACATACGTGATAGATGACCCATACGCAAAGGCTGAAGCTGTTCAAAAATATATAAAAACACACGACCGTATCGTCTTCATAGATTTTGGGATTGGTATCGATGATGAATCCCTTGATCAAATTTTCCAGCCACACGACACGGTGGGTTGTCTCGTTTTCCCGGGTGTAAATGAGGGAATTGACTGGGATATGTTCAAGGAGAAGATCAAATCAGATTCCAAAGAACCACCATCACAGATGGGACTTCACTTTGACACACGCGTAGGTAAGAAGATCTCCAAGGACATTTATCAGGTTTCGTCCACGGATGCGAAGGTATGGATGATAAACACAAAAAATGTATTGAAATCTATAAAGGATAAGAAGAGTGGGAGTTTTAAAATTTACCCAAAGATGTTTGAAAAATTCGCAGAACAAGGTGTTCGTACATATGCATTTACGGCAGCTAAGTTGACAACAACGTATACACACGAATGTATAAGTAATATCCTCAACGCTGCGGGTGTGAAAGTAAATTAAAGTTTATACACTTTTATAAGACATGTCTATAAAGTCGGACTCCCCGCTTTACAAATATGTTGTGAAATTCATTCATACTACGTGGGGTAGTAAGGACTATTTTCCGGGACCTCAACCCATATCAATCGAGTACAAGCATTTCCCTATTTTGAAAAGGGGTAATTACACTGTGTGCGAAAAAACAGACGGTGAGAGACATATGATGGTTGCTTTGATGTTTGAGGGGAAGAAGAAATGTTTATTCGTCAATCGAGCATTCAAGATGTTTGAAGTGTCACTTAATCTCAAAAAAGATGTGTATGACGGAACAATCTTGGATGGTGAACTGTATGAGAATACACTCATGATTTATGATGCTGTAATCGTATCGGGAAAAACGGTATGGAATTCCAATTTGTTAGACCGTCTCGGGTATGCTAAGTTTGGTGTGGTACAACCGATCATCTATATGAAGTCGGATAAATGGCGTCTTCAATTGAAAGAGTTTCATCATATGAGAGATTTCAAACAGTTTATGGATGAGTATCTTCCCACAGTAAAACAAGAAGTCGACGGACTCGTGTTTACACCCATCGATGATCCTATTAGGATAGGAACACACGAAACGATGTTCAAGTGGAAGCCTCAAATGAAAAATACAGTCGATTTCTTGATGAAACGTGAACCAACGAGAGAAACGCCTGGGTACAAACCAGGTCCGCTCACATGGAGGTTATATATTCAAGAAAGGGGGAAGTTGTTTTTTGAATCTGAAATCCCATCGGGTAAAATGGAAGATCAACCGTGGTTTGAAGAAGGTGCAATCGTCGAGTGTATGTACATGGGGTGGGATGAACCCATGTGGTGGAAACCGTTGAAGAGGCGGTATGATAAAACACACCCCAATAATCGCCGAACATTTTACAGAACTATCGTGAACATCAAGGAAAATATTAAGATGAAGGAGTTTTTAGATTGTAAACCATAAAGTAAAACCCTGCTTCTTCGGGTAGAGAGTGTTCCTTTGTAGATTCATCATTTAATAAAAACCATTTATTTCTACTTTTAGCGAATGAGACATAATGTCCATCATCTTGGTCACCTACATGAATCGCACTAGAAATGAGATTATATTCATATTTATCGATGAGAATGTTTTCTATAATTTTTACATTACTTTTAGTGTCAAAAGAAATCATAAGAACTTGTGGGAGTTTGGAAAATAACATGCGAGTCGTAGCGACACTGTGCACCTCGCCACTGGTATCTTCGAAATTTTCTATCGTATTCCAATCCGTACTTTTAAGAAGCATCTCACCCATATCATTTCCCGAAGATGTGATGATATGTACACTGAAATCTTCTACGTTAGATGATTTTCCACCCGGCCATATAGTCTCCTGTGTTTTCTTCCCGTAGAACCATGGTTTGATGTTCGGTACGGCTCGTTCTATGATATCTATGATACACAAGATTGCTTCTTGAACGTCATGTTGTTCGTCACTTTTGAATCTTGGGAACTTTTTCTTAAAAGATTCAAGGAGAGGCTTTGCGTTTATCATCTCTTTACCATTTTTCCAGTAAATGGCAACTAAGTGAGAATAAAGTTGTGTAAATTCACATTCTCCAACATAAGGACACTTCAAAAAATAGTTTGAAAGAACTGGAATATACAAAAGGCATTGTACTGCTGTATTGAAATAACAGGTGTTTCCGTTATTTATAAAACCTTTCATTACAATTTATAAACAAAAAACACTTAAGGGAAAGTCGCATCATATTAATGACAATGATGGACATTAAATCCATTTACGACAAGGTTAAACCCACCTTTGATTCTATGAAAGGTGAAGAGCATATCGAAGTTGAGTTACGCCTCGGCAAACATAACGGTTCCCTGTTCGATACCAACATGGGTAAAGAAACCTGGGAGCGTGTTCTCACGGGACTGAAGAAGTATCAGGGATGGGAAAGTGTGAATTCCTCCGTTGCTGATGTCTACTATAATGATGCCAACAACATTCGAATCACAGCTGATGAAGGGTCTGGTGAACAGACGATGGTCCAGAAGATCAATGTAATCAAGGAGGATTTCAAATGTAATCCGATTGATGTGCGTTTTAGCGTTTCACGGGAAATTCCAACATTTGGTGAATATGAAATGGACCGAAAGCGTAACAAGACACGCCATTCGTTCGTGCGTAAGAATCTGAGTATCGATATGACCATATCTTCAGGTGACAGCGTTGACATGGATTCTGAAGAAGAATGCTCATATCAAATCGAACTCGAGATTGTAAACCCTCAGGAAGTTAAAAATGATGATGAATTCTATAACATTATTCACAAGATTTCTGATCTTGTGAAGATTTTCTGAGTTATTAATATACAATGTCCAAGGTTANTTCGAAACAGATGATGAAAATGGCTGCCATATTTGCGGTGCTCATCGCCGCTATTATCTTCATGAGTGGTCGTGAGGAAGAGAAGGAGGAGTTCAGGGGGATGTCTAAGAGGGCGAGGAGGGCGATGAAGAGGGCGATGAGGAGGGCGAGGAAGATGAGGAGATGAAGATAATTTTCTAATATACTAGTATAAAATGTCGAACACTGTTCAGCCAATGGCCAGTGCCGTAAACCTTACTGCCCCAGCCCCCACTTTCATGAATAAGGTCAGGGCGGGTAACCGACCCACCTTAATGAAGATTGGTGCTGTCGTCGCAGTGTTGATTGCGATCATTATATTTATGCGCAGGGGATCTAAGAAGAAGAAGGAGGAATACTCAGCGAAGAAGGCGGCGGCGGCCGCGAAGAGGATGATGAAGAAGCTCATGAGGTAAAAAACTAGATAAATATTAATATAAATCACCCTTCAGATGAAACTGTTATTTCCATCTAAAGAATAGATACGTTTAATATCCATGGATGAAGCCAGACATTTGGTTGTTGAAAAACCAGATGGTTCTGTCGCGATAGCATTTAACCAAGAGGTTCCACCACCGGAACCACCGGAACCACCCCCCGAAATTATACGACCACGTTTCAGAGTTTTACTAGAATATCACCCCGTTGCGCGTGCTCTAGCGTATATATTCGTACTTGCATCTGGTGTAAATTTGGCTCTTTACATGAGAACAATAGATATTATCAATTTTGTGTTGATAGTATCTACGACGGGTGCTATACATACCGAATACCAGGCATCGATAGCAGTTGTAGTGTTTCATGGTA